AAGCAAGTAGACAAAATGTTGAAGAACCTGCGGAAAACAAAGGTTTAAGATTTAAATGGAAGGCGAAAGATATGGAGTTTAACTCTTGGGAAATTGCTCACTTCAGATTATTGGGAGATGATAGAAAATTACCTTATGGAACTTCGATGTTGGAAAAAGCAAGAAGAATTTGGAAACAACTATTACTTTCTGAGGACGCGATGTTAATTTATAGAACCTCTCGTGCACCAGAAAGAAGAGTTTTCAAAGTTTTTGTGGGAAATATGGATGATAAAGATGTCGAACCATATGTACAAAGGGTTGCAAACAAATTCAAAAGAAGTCAGGTTGTGGATTCACAGACCGGTAATGTAGATATGAGATTTAATCAAATGGCTGTAGACCAAGATTACTTTATTCCTGTCCGTGACCCAGCAGCAACTAACCCAATTGAGACCTTAGCTGGTGGACAAAACTTGGGGGAGATAGCTGATATTGAATATATACAAAAGAAACTACTTACAGCACTTCGTGTTCCTAAAGCATTTTTAGGGTTCGAAGAACCAGTAGGAGATGGTAAAAATCTATCTTTAATTGACATTCGTTTTGCTAGAACAATTAATAGAATCCAAAAATCTATGGTTGCTGAGATGAATAAAATTGCAATTATACATTTATTTTTACTTGGTTTCGAGGATGAGTTATCCAACTTTACACTTTCATTAACGAACCCATCAAGTCAAGCTGATTTACTCAAAATTGACATTTGGACGAGTAAGGTTGATTTATATACTAAATGTGTTACCGCTGTTGAAGGTATTGCACCAACTTCCGTATCTTGGGCTAAAAAACACATTTTGGGATTCTCTGATGAGGAAATTAAATTAGATTTACAACAACAAAGGATAGAAAAAGCAGTGGGTGCTGAGTTAACCAATACTGCTACAATTATAACTCATACAGGTATATTTGATAACATAGATAAATTGTATGGTAATGTATCTGGTGGTACATCAACTGAACAACCAACTGGTGGTGATATGGGTAGTGAACCACCAATGGGAGGTGGTGCTGAAATTCCACCACCACCACCTTCAGGAGGTCCTGAGTTAGCACCTGAATCAACCAAAAGAGATAATCTAAATATATTATTAGAAAGTGATAACTTAATTGATGTTGATTCATATATTGACCTATCTAAGGCGAGAAACTACTTGGGTGAAATGGAAATTGAGTTAAATAAACTTTTAAATGATTGATATTTATATATAAAAAGATTATGAAAGTCGGAATATTAAAATCCAAAGTAGAAAAGAAACTTGTAGATAGTTACAAAAGAAATGCACTTAACGAAAACTTAAAGGTTTTCAAAAGATTGGTTTTAGAAAACAAAAAAATCAGTAATTTGTTTTTTATCTATGATGAAATGTCCTCTAAAAAAGGTTTTGGTGATAAAGAAAAAGCGAATGATTACATCAACGAATGTATCAAAATATATGAGAACAACTATAATAAAGTTTCGTTAGAAGAATGGAAAAAGTTGATGAATTGGGTTGGTGAAACTGATGTCGAAAATCAATATAACGAATTAGACATTTTCTTCAACTCGGATATTCTTCAAATAGAAAACAAAATAGAAAGTAAAAAAATTATAGTTGAAAACTTAATCCAATCTGAAGACAAAAAAACCACACAAGTAAATTTACCTATCAAAACATTGGTAAATGTCGCAAATACAACAATCAACAAACATATTGAAAAATTGGATGAAGAATCAAAAAAGAAATTAAAGTCTCTTTTTGAAGGTGATGTTAATGATTTGGAAAAAAAATATGTAACAATTAAAGAAGAGGTAATTACAAAGTTGGAGTCTCTGAAAAATACATCAGACAACGAGACAACAAATAGAATTGAACAATCAATCAAAAAAATTCAAACTGAAAAATTTGATAAATTGAACTTCTATAAATTGAGTACCCTCAACGAGAGTATTTAATTATATTTTTCTTTGTTTTTTTCAACATACTTTGCCTTGTTGATTTGATTTCTTTTGATAATCGATGGTTTTGTAAATTCCTTACGCTTTCTTAGTTCTGACATTAGTTTTGTCTTGATTACTTTACTTTTAAAGAGTTTTAAAGCTTTCTCTATTGGGGTGTTGTTATCAACTTTGATTACAAGCATTTCATTTTTTTTTATGGTTTATTTATTTTTTGACTTTCAGTTTAAATTTAACTATTTTTTTGTTAAATAAACGGAAATTAAATTATTTTTAATGAAAAAGGGTAAAACCTCAAAACTACAAGGATTTAAATCGACAAAAGTAACTTATGGTACAGTAGACTCATTCGAACTCAAATCATTATATCTTAACATTCAAACTTGGGTAGAACCCAAAAGAGAATCTGAAAATTGGACTAGAGTTGTTCTTAATCTTTCAAGAGCCATCAAACACACAATTCTTAATCACTTAGATAAAAAATTATTCAAAGAACAATATATTGTAGATTTGGATCTTAGACCAAGTGGAATACATTTGGGAAAAAAATCTTTTTCTAACTTAGAAATTAATTTTTTTCTGAACGAAACCAATGTGGATTTCAAAGATAGTAAACTCAAAGAAAGTTTAAAAGAAATTGTTAAAAATATTTTGAATCAAAATTTCTATAAAAATGAATACTTTGATTTCTACCTTTCTAAGAAGAACAAATCCTCAGAAGTATAAATATCAAATCTAAGATATTTATTTTTAAAAAAACTATGGAATTAAAGATATTGAAAGCAGGACAATCAGGTAAAGGAATTCTTATTGAAGAGGATGCTGGTTTTGTATCACCAACTCACGAAGAAAATGCGAAGTTAATTAAAGAATCTAAAAACTTCCTTGACCACTCCAAGCCATTCGAATTTTATGCGGTACTACAAAAATATAATACACCAAATAGAAATGGAAGAGTATATCCCGAAAAGATTTTGAAAAGAGAAGCTGAGAATTATAAGAAAATGATTCAAAAGGGAACATCACTATCTGAATTAAATCACCCTGAATCATCTCTGATAGACTTGGATAGAGTTTCTCACATCATTACAGAAATATGGTGGGAAGGACCTATTTTAATGGGTAAATTAAAATTATTGACAAGTCCTGGTTTCCATGAAAGAGGAATTGTATCTACAAAAGGTGATATGGCGGCAAACTATCTCAGACAAGGTGTCACTTTAGGTATATCATCGAGAGGGGTTGGTTCACTTAAAAAGGTTGGTGAACAAAATGAAGTTCAGGATGATTTCGAATTGATTTGTTTTGATTTGGTTTCTTCACCATCAACACCAGGGGCATATCTTTTCTTAAACAAAGAAGATAGGGATATGTATGCTGAAAACTTGGAAGAAGACAAGAAAATGGCATTAGAAAGAAATATTGGAGAAAAAGGTAGTGCGAGTCTTGACTTAATGAATAAATTGGCTAAACTTGGGTATTAGTAAATTTAAAATTTTTAATATGGAAGAAGGTCAAAAATATTTTGTTGCAAAGATTGCCGAAGATTTAGTTGATGATGAGTCAGGTAAAGTGAAAAAAATTAAGGTTGAAAAATTGGTTATGGGTTATAATCCAACTGATGTTGAAGCCAAGGTTACGAAAATCTATGAACACTACACACAAGATTGGAGGATAACTGCAATAGTTGAAAGTAAAATCGATGAAGTAATCGAGTAGTTTTTTCACCAAAAAATTATTTTTAAAAAAGGGAGTTTTTTACTCCCTTTTTTTTTTGTTTCATTCGAAATAGACTTTTTTTACTTTATCGACATATTTATAAATAAAAAATTGAAAATGACAGAAAAAAATTCACTTGTTGAAGAGGCAATCATCCAAATGAAAAATTTGGAGGAATTGGTTGCTGAAAATGCAAAAGGAATACTTGCCTCCACAATGAGACAAGAAATCAAAGATTTAGTAAAAGAATCTCTTAACGAAGCCGATGAGGATGAGGAAGATGAGATTGAAGACGAATCTGAGTTTGAAT